GTGCTGTCGTACTCACCAACGTTGAATTCGTAGTCCGTCTCGTAGGGCGTTGTGGTCAGTTTCTGGATGGTTTGGTCCAGTGCGTCCTTGTCCTTGGGTGGCAGGTTTGTGTAGAATTCTTCCATTACAGTGTCGCTTTCTCCGCCGCCACTTCAACGTCCTGTGACTGCCTGTCTATCTTGATGTACCCTTCGGTGACCAGTCTACGTATGTCCGTGGTCGCTTTGCTGGTGTAAACGTTCTTGATCGTGTCCGCGGCACCTTCATACTCTATGTCTGATTCTGCCACGGTCAATCCTTTACGGGATCCTATGTCCTTGTAGTATATGCCCGCCGCTATCTCTTCCCTGACATCTTCGTTGTTGGTGACGAGATTGAATGATTCGTCTGCACCCAGGAAGTTCACAGTGTCCACTGTTGAATTTGTTATCACGGTGTTGTTGGACTGGTTGTTGTTGTCCGCCGTGCCCCTCGCTGATGCCAGTGCCGTGGCGCCCACTATGGCCGCACCCACTGAGAACTGTGCGACAGGGTTGGTGATCGATCCTGCCTGTTTGCCGACCTCCAGCACACCGTCCTTGGCTATGCCCTTCAGCTCTTCCTTGACGTCTGATTTCTTAATCTTCTTTGCATTCCTGTAGGTGTTTGATGCACCCAGTATGGCTCCCAGGATGTTGCCTGACTGCACGTTCCTGATCACTGAACCTATGCCGTCCACAACCCCGCCTGGGCCAAACACGCTGTTTGTACCACCACCCAAAACTGAGAGTGGACTTGGTGAGTTGTCGTAGTTTATTGTTGCGAAGCCTGGCACGTTGTTCTTGTTGACTATGCCTGACTTGTAGATCACGGTCTCGTACAAGATCTGCATGGTGTTGTTCATGATACCCTGTCCGTCCGCTTGGTCAAGGTTGTCGTGTGAGAATGATCCTATCACAGGATTGACCAATGTCATTGATGTGAATCTCTGTTTGTGTAGCACGAATATCTCTATGCCTTTAAGGTATGGTTTGCTCCTCTGTCTGGGCGTGTCCATTCCGAACTTGGTCGTCTTCCTGTCATCGCCATAAAGATAGTAGTCATCTTTTGTGTTGGATATCGTGAGGTCACTGTTCATGCCTATGCTGTCCGCTATGTTGTATTCGTAGTACTTCTTCCAGAATGCGTTGACCGTGTCCGCGTGGTCATCATGGAATGTGATGTTGACGGGTTCGTACGCTATCCTGGTGGCGTTGTACATCTTCTTGTTGTACTGCACCTTCTCCTCGTAACTCATGTTGTACTTGGGCAGGTCAGCACTCTTGACCAACATGTTCAGTTGGTACTTCTCGTCAGAGTTGAAACCGTTGTCGAACAATGATTCGTCTGTGTTGAAAACCACGTGGAACAGGAACTTCTGTTTGGGCATCAACTTGAAATTGTTGTCTATGTACAATCTCGATGCGTGTTGGTAGTCTTTCATACCCGGTAGTCCGTCCTGGAAACCTTTTAGGAAGTTGTTTATGCTTGGCATAGTCGTATTTATGGCCACAAAAAAAGCGCCTATAAGACGCTTTTTTGCTTTATAATTGCCTACTTAATTTTTTGTATTACTGTCCACCACCTGTACTTAGAGTACCGATCGTTCTAGCCACTGCTGTTCCGATTCCTGTTCCTGTTGGAGTCTGGATGGCGTTGTCATATCTCACTGACATCGTGATTGTAGCCGGATCTGAGGTTGCGTATGCTAAAGTGTTGTAGTTCACGTTCTCAACGTATGCGCCGTACAACTCAAATGTTTCTAACACATTTGGTGCACTCGCCCCGTTACCACCGTCTAGCATTTCAATCCTAGTTGTGAATTTGTAATCAATACCAGATGCCGCACTTGACTGTTCGAAGAAATCAAACTGTTTCTGTATCTGTTCGCCAACCAGTTTGGTCACTGAGTTGTTTACATCATCCCTCAACGTGATTGTGATCGGATCCCAAGTGTGTTTACCTGCAACATAAACTTTTGAGTTGTACACGTCCAGTGTCACGTTGTCAAAAGTCAAGTTGGGTCTTGTGATATCAATAACTTGTTTTGTTAGTTCTGATCTTGGTGTTGATACTCCAAAATTCTCCAGGATTGCTCTGAAACGATACTGAAGTTTCGGCATCAATAGACCTTGTGATGATGAACTCTGGTCGTTTGCTAGTGGTACTGTGAATTTTGATAAAGTTGATATTGCCATCTGTTTCTCCTATTTATTCAAAATTAGTTCCCTAACTTTGCAATTTCTCCTGTGTTTTTGATTCTCAACGGTATGTAAATGAATTCAACTGATTTTATCGGCTCAATCGCTATGTCTACATAAAGTTCGTTCCTGTCTATCCTCGTAGGTGTGTTGTTTGTGTCATCACATACCACTAGGAAGTCAAACAATGCTCTCTGACCAACAAGTTCCAGCAAGAATGATTCTACAGCACCCTTGATCTCGTTCCTGGTCAATTCATCATTTGGTTCGAATATGAACGGTTTAGCAACAGCATCCAGTTGTGTTCTCAGATACACTGCCAATCTTGAAACGTTGATTCTGTCCAAGGCTGAACTTGATGGGGTCTTTGTCAAGTTACCAAAGTTAACTATCCCTGCTCCTGCGAAGAAAGTTATTGGGTTGATTTTAACCTCGTGCATTGAATCCCTCACTGCTTCAGTTACGGATATTGTCTGGAACTCACCGCTCGCTGTGTCAATGTAACCAACTGACGTGGCGTTGTCAACGATACCTCTTCTAGTTCCTGATGGTGCGAACCATGGGAAAGCGATGTTGTCGTTGTTGGCCAGTGTTCTCAGCATCATGTGTGATGGTGGAACAACAATTGATTTGCCTGTGTTGTCTGTTGTAAGTCCTGATGGATAAAACATTCCCAGGTAATCACTTGCACTAACTAGGCCGTCTTCGCCGTTGTCCAGTGCCGCCGCAGAGTTGTTGGCGTAGTCCTGTATCGCTGTTGACGTGCCTTCTAGTCTCAAAGGTGTGTCACCAACTACGAACGCTGTGTTGTTTCTGTCCGTGTTCAGGTTGATCATGTTCTGTATCAGTTCAGGATAACCAGGTGTCGCGATAACGTTGTAACCTCTTTGGTCTTCTCTGATCGCTTGGTTGGTGTCTATCTCTGATTTGAGTTGTTCAACTATCACTTTTCTCTGTGCTTTCCTACCGAATGTACCAGAACCGTCTGCGTTGTTGCTTGACTTGGTCACCCATCTGTCTGGGAAGTATGCTGACACACTCTCGTTGCTCTGTCTGATGTTACCCAGACCTGCTGTTCCGCTTCCTGGATAGTTGTCAGTTGTGATGTAGTTGTTCTTGTACTCTTTGACGTTGTAACCACTTCTCCTTGTGTTCCAAAGCATTATGCCCTGTGGGTAGAGATCTGGGTTTGGAGCATCTGGATCTAGGAAGCCATCGCTCAATAAATCTTTGATACTGCTTGATGTTCCAGCGCCGCCAGTTGACAGTGAATCTTCCTTGTCAGCAGTTGTGTGTAGTCTAGCGTCTGCGAACACGATTCCATCTTCCGTGGTCTGGTCTGCTTTGTCTACCAGTTCCCATGCCGCACCCTGTGTGGTCACTGCCACTTGGTTCGCCGTGTTAGTAGAAGTCAGCGTCGCCGCTGTGTTGTATTTGTAAAGTTTTGGATAGTTCTCAAGGTCACTTGTGTCAATCCATAAGTCATTGGTCACAAGATTGTTGCCATCTGACTGTTTAGTTGGTGCCGTTGATGAGAACTGTGGACCATTGGCATCTGTGCCTGAGTACGCTGTTTTATATCCAACCCAAGTTGTACCATTGTGTGCCATGATGTCTGCCTCGTCCGTTGCAGTGTGGTACCATAGGGTTCCGTCTGCTGGTTCGTTGCTTGGTGCACTTGTTGATGCTGTGTAGCTCAATCTCTTGAAGTTACTCGCCATTACACCGGTGTTCGCACTTGAGTCAAGGCTCTCACCTGTTGGTAGGTCATACAAGTTGTCAATCAATGTTGCACTGTCTTGTGTGAATGTTCCGTAAGCGTGTGCCGTCGTAGCACTGAAGCCTGCGTCTGCTAGTGGTGTTCCTAACGTGTCAAACATTCTGAACTCACCGCCCAGTTTGTGTGTCATCGTGATCGCACCTGCAGTGGTCTTACTTGCAGAAACGTTTACCAATCCTGCACCGTTCACTGCCGCTATAAAGTCATCTACACCAGTTCCAGCGAGTGTCACTGTAACAGCGGCATTCAATGCTTCTTGGTTCTTGACTGATTCCTGTATAGAGAAAGTCTCTGTGCTTGTGAAAGTTGGTGAAGTGTCGTTACTCGTGATTGTGGTAGCACCACCTTCGTATCTGAACAGTTGGAAGTCTGCAACATTTGGTGTCGTGTCTGCGCCACCTAGGTCGTCAGCACCCATGCTCTCCTCAGTCACGTTGAACTGTGCGTAAAGCGTGCCTGTAGCCAATGCTGTTCCACCGTTGGCCGCGTCTAGGTTGAAGATCGCAGAGTGGTTTGTAGCATGAAGTGGGCTGGCAACTGTTGAGAAGCTCGCACTCGCTGTGCTGTAAAGTTTAGCAACAAGGTTAGCACCTGCGTTGGCAGTTGTGGTCTTGAACCAAACTGAACCATTTGGTCTGTTCTCGTCTGCAGTTTTCCAAGTTGGTCTGTTTGTGTGTTTGGCTTGTAGAAGTTTAACACCATTTAGCACTTTGTTAGAAGTCAATCCTAAGTCAGCGACCAATGTTCCGTTTCCTTCTTCGAATCTGATCGTGTTAGCGCCACCAGATGAGTCACCTACGTTTCTACCATTGTGGAAGATCTCTAGGTTTCCTGTTGTGCTGTTAACACTTGCTGATACGTTTGTTACGTTTGAACCAATTACTGATGCAACATTTGAAAGTGTTGTACCGCTTGTTGTAACGGTAGTACCGTTGATGATCATTGTGTGACCGCTCGTAACTGTTGTTCCCGATGCTATAGACACAACCGGTAAAGATGTGTGCCAGTCTGAAGAACCAACATGCACCCAAGTGTTACTTGCTGTCTTCTTGTAGATCTTGTTGGTAACATGTGTTGTGTTGATTGCGTAGTCACCAATTACACCGATTGAAGTCTTTGGTGCACCAGTTGAAACACCGCCAACTAGGTCACTTGTTGATGTGATCAGTGTTGGAGTAATTGTTGTGAAAGATTGATTGGTGGCAGACCACTCAAATAAACCATAACTGCTTGATGCAAGGTCAAACCAGTATGTGCCATCTGTTGGTGCCGCCGTCGGTGCCGTAGCACTTCCTAATAATTCTGACGTGTCCACGTTCGCTCTAAGGACGAATGCTCTGTTGGCCACTCCTAGGAAACTGTATGCGGCCTGTAGACCCCATTCGTTCAATTCATAACCGTGTAATGAATTTCCTGATGCGTCTGTGTAGAATTTCGGATCTCCGAAAGTCTCTGTTAATTCTCTCTGAGATGAGATCAAGTAAGCAGTGTTGGCGTTGGCAGTGGTTGTTCCTACAGCCGTTCCGTCTCCCGCTCCGTTGGTCTTGTTCCCTGATGATGCTACTATGAATAGTGGTGTTGTACCCGCATCTGATGGTACGTAGAAACTCTCGTTTATTACTGAAACTTCTACTCCTGGTGATGTTAATGCCATTTTTCGTATTCTCCTTGCAAGTTACGTATATACTAGAGTTATTTATTCAATCGTATGGTTTTTACGACATATTTTACCGTTTTCGTGGTGCCTATATAGGCGACGTAAATACACACATGCAGTACAAGGACAGACCGTTGTGTACGGAGTGCAAGGCCAAACCCAGGGCCTATGCCTACAGGAGATATGGCAAGGTGTACTGGCGGAGGAAGTGCGACACCTGTATCAGGAAGGGTGCGGGCAAGCGGGTCGGGGGTGTGACCGCGTTGCAGAGATCAGGCTACAAGAAGAACAAGAAGTGTGAGCTGTGCGGGTTCAAGGCACGATCCCCTTCGCAGTTGGATGTGTTGTTCGTTGATGGTGATCTGAGGAATGCCGTGGCTACTAATCTAAAAACTGTTTGCGCCAACTGCCAGAGGTTGCAAGGGGTCAGGCGTCTCGGATGGCGTGTTGGTGATCTTGTTGCTGACGACTAGTTCGTCGATTTTAGCGTATAATTGTTCTTTGGTTCCGTCGTTCTCTATAACGAAATCGAACTCCTCATTGGCCCATGCGTATTCCGACGTGTGTACATCTTTTGGCTCTATGTTTCCTTCCACGTAGTCCACGAACCAATCGGGATCCTGTCCTCTCTTGACAAGGATTATCTTGCCACCCTGTTCTCGGATCTGTTTGAGTTCATTGGGGAATCTGGTGTCCGCTATCACGGTTGGCTTCCCGTCATATCTCGCCATGCAACTGTCTATCCATATTGCATCATGCATTTTCTGTCTCATGACTTCCGTGCCAAAATACTGCAACACCCATCTTGGGGTCACCTGCTTGCCAAAACGTTTGCTCCAAAACACGTCGGGTGTTTCCCTCCATGCCCTGCTCTCGTTGGTCTTGCCTTCCAGCATATCCCTGTCCCAGTTGAACATGGCGCTGACCGCATCCTTGAGACTCTTGGCGAATGAATCCTTACGGAAGTTGTGTTTGTCAGCAAGCCTGTCAGACACAGTGCCCTTGCCAGAACCTATCAAACCTACTACACCTATCAGCATAAGGTTTATTATACTATTTTTTTAGACGTTTTTCAATCTCTTTGATTGCTTCTTTGACAGATTTAAGTATGGTAATTCTCAGGCTCTTTTTCTGTTGTTTCAGGGCCTTGATGCTCATGACTTCCAGTTCCTGCACCAGTTGTTCCAGTTCGTCCAGCGTGAGGTCAGAGTAATTCTTGTAGTGCGAGTCTTTCATAGCAGGGTATTTAAATGGAGTTTGGTGTCAATTAACCAATAACAAAACTGTGTGGCGTTCCGCCTTCTTGGAAGTTTCCAATGTCCGCTTCCAATCTCTCTATCTCTGCCTGGCCTTCTGTCTTGAGTGCGTCACCATTCAGTGTCGTGCCACCCTGTGGTCCCGCGATGGTGTTGAACTTGCCCCTCGCTTCGCCCAGCATGATCTTTGAAACCGCGAGTGTGTAGTCTCTGATCCATGGTTTGGAGTAGATGTCCTTGAATAAAGTTATGTCTGGTCTGAAGTTGTCCGTATGCATCAACACTGTTTCGTTGTCTGCCCTGGGTCTCTGTGTTATGGTCAATTTTTTAGTTGCCACGTCAAAATGGAACTGTATGAAACTTCCAAACATTTTACCAACCATCTCTTGGTATGATGCGAAAGCGTAGTAAGTGGCCAATCCACCTGTCGCGCCCGCCCTCAGCAGATATGTGTTTGTGTATGCCAGGTTGAAAGGTTCGAACAATGTTCCGCCCTCGCCACCTTCGGTCCTTGAACCAACTGTTCTTCTGTTCAAGTTTCTCACATTTACTATCTCGTCTGGCAGTATGTAACTGTTTTGGTTCTTCTTCAACTCCAAGAATGCGTATGACTCCTCGACTGCGTTTGAGGATCTCTGTCTGAATTTGTTCACTGCTCTTTCCAGTGCCGTTTGATAGTGTTTTGGGTCTAATTCAACATCAATCATCCCGTCGCCGAGATTGTTCTTGACGTAATCGAAAATTTCCTGTTGTCCTGTTTGTAGTTCTGACATACTCATATTTATTACCTTTACCTGTGCAATAAATATGTATGACATGCCAAGATTATCCATTTTTAAGCCTGAAAAGGGCAACGACTACAAGTTCTTCGATCGCAACATCAGGGAGATGTTCACAGTGGGTGGCACGGATCTACACCTGCACAAATACCTGGGACCTTACGATCAGGGCGACACCAACAAGGATGGTGCCGCGTCTCCAACACAACCTCAGTATTCCGGAGACAGCCTCAATGAGAGGACCATACAGGATCTACTGTTCCTTGAGAACAGGGACAGGAAATATTCAGATGACGTGTACGTCGTCAGGGGCATATACAATGTGCAAGACGCAGACTTCAACCTATCGCAGTTTGGAATGTTCCTACAGAATGACACATTGTTTTTAACAGTGCATATGAATGACATTGTTGAGAGGATTGGCAGGAAACCCATGAGTGGAGATGTGATAGAGTTCCCACACATGAAGGAAGATTATTCCCTAGACGAGAGTGTGCCGATCGCACTGAAAAGATATTACGTTGTGGAAGATGTTAACAGGGCCGCGGAAGGTTTCTCACAGACATGGTGGCCACATCTGCTTAGGTTGAAAATGAAAACACTGGTCGATTCACAGGAGTTCAAGGACATACTGGGAGATGCCACAACAGCAGGATCAATGGCCAGTTACATGAGCACATACAACAGGGAGAAAACCATTTCAGACCAAGTACTTGCACAGGCGGAAGCGGATTCTCCAAGAGCAGGATTCAACTACAAACAATATTACGTCGCACCCATAGATGAGAGGGGCAACATCAGGACTGAAAATGTTAACTCGGATGAAGACAGAGCCAGCAGTGATCAGACAGTCAACGCTACCATAGACACACCAGCAAGTTCACACTACGGATTCTATCTGGACGGTGACGGTGTGGCACCAAACGGTAATCCCGCAGGCTTTGGAATATCATTCCCAACATCGGGCGTGGACAACGGAGACTATTTCCTGAGGACTGATTACCTTCCAAACAGGTTGTTCAGGTATGATGGCAACAGGTGGGTGAAGATCGAAGATTCGGTAAGGATCAACATGTCAAACACAGACACAAGATCCACGCAGAAGACAGGATTCGTCAACAACACAGGCAGTGACACAATAAACGGTCTGACCGTGGAACAGAGACAGTCGCTTGAGGACGCCCTGAAACCCAAGGCGGATAATTAAAAACGATGTTACACTTCTATTCAGGACAGGTAAGGAAATTCCTAACACAGTTCATGCGTATACTGGGCAACTTCAGTGTGGAAACAGGCAGAGGCAAAGACAACCAAGTGGCGCTGAGGGCTGTGCCCGTGGTCTATGGAGATGCTACTAGACAGGTGGCGAACATAATCAGGAACAACAGCGAGAACGCACTGAACTACGCACCAAAGATAGCCTGTTACATACGTGGACTGAACTACGACAGGGAAAGGATGCAGAATCCCTATCACATAGAGAAACAGCATTTGCGAGAAAGGAATGTGGGAGCGGACGGCAACTACACCAACGAATTGGGAGCAGGATACACAGTTGAAAAGGTCATGCCTTCACCATTCAGGTTACAGGTGACAGCCGACGTGTACAGCTCAAACACGGACCAGAAATTACAGATAATGGAACAGATACTGTATCTGTTCAATCCTGATTTCGAGATACAGAAGTCAGACAACTACATAGACTGGACCAGCCTCAGTTATGTTGAATTGGATGGCATCACGTTCAGCTCGAGGACCATACCGGTCGGTGCGGAATCAGAGATAGACGTCGCCACGATGACTTTCAACATGCCCATATGGCTTTCACCCCCGGTCAAGGTCAAAAAGTTGGGTGTGGTGCAGAAGATCATAATGAGCATATACGACGACGAAGGTGGCATAAACAAAGGTCTCATAAGTGGACCAATGATGTCACAGAGTTTCATAACGCCAAACAACTTTGGACTGTTGGTCACGGGCAATCAATTGAGGTTACTGGGCACCACGGGTGTCAATGTCAAGTCAGGTGGCGATGGTTTCCACACAGGTGCGACGGACCCGGGACTTGCGGATCCATTCCAGACGTTTGGCCCACCGGTCAACTGGAAGGTACTGCTGGATCAATACGGCAGGGTGGTGAATGGCACGTCACAGATAAGATTGACACAACCAAACGGCAACGAGGTCATAGGCACGATAGCCACAACCACACTGGATGACACCATCCTGTTGTACACCATCGATCAGGACACCATCCCTGCAAACACACTGACCGCCGTGAGCAAGATCATAAACCCTTTGACATTTGATCCAGGCGTCAATCCCACGGACGGTGTGAGATACCTTATAACGGAGGACATAGGTGACCCAGCGAAACGTGTTGGCAAGACCACGGCACAGGATGACGAGTACGCTTCAGACACTAACAGATCCGCTGACGAGGAGGGCTACTTCTTCTCCGCCAGGTGGAGGCACGCACCCGCCAGCAAGAACGACATCATACAATGGGACGCCAACAGCGGAGAATGGGACGTGGTGTGGGACGCATCGGATCCTGACAGCACACAGGCCTATGTCACGAACCTCAACACAGGAATACAGTACAAGTTCAACGATGGTGTTTGGCTGAAGAGCTACGAAGGAATCTACAACGCTGGTAAATGGACCATAGTGTTGGATGGCGATTCCGCGGACTACGATCCAGGCACTGACGCAACCACCCCTTGATAATCCACGATTAATCTGTTATAATATAGCATGAAAGAAAACATAGTCTGTTCGGGAGCCATGTTCTACGCAACAAACACCAAACGTTTCCTGTTCCTGCAGAGGACTGACCGTAAGACACAAGGCATGTGGGGATTGGTCGGCGGCAAGAGCAAGTTCACGGAGAGTGCATTCGAGGGATTGAAGCGTGAGATTGAGGAGGAGACGGGCAGTGTACCCAAGTTCAAGAAAGTCATACCCCTGGAGATGTTCACGTCAAACGATCAGAAGTTCTTCTTCCACACATACCTCATAGCCATAGATGCTGAATTCATACCCAAGTTGAATGCGGAACATTCAGGTTACTGTTGGACAGCGTTTGAATGCTGGCCCAAAAACCTACACATGGGTCTTAAGAATACACTGAATAACAAAAGTATAAAAGGTAAGT